TCTTTGCCAGAACAGTTACCGTTAAAGTGATTAGGGCGGCTTTTAAAGTATGCTGCATTACTTGCGCTTGCTATGCCTAGCCATTCGCTTACACCGTCAAAATGATTCATTAAAGTTTTGTTTTCTTTCGTGTAGTTTGTAACTATCATAATATCTATATTCCTATTGTGGATGCGTTTAAACAGCGTTAGCTAGTGATTGAGTCATGGCGGTAATTGTTGGCGCATTAACTTTTAATAATACGCTGCTGTATTCACCCGGCGTCATACCTTGTTTCACGGTATCCGCTATCATCGCGAGCTTGGCATCAACTGGTAGATTGCTCGATGCTATTTTACCGGCTTGTTTTATTGTGCGCGGCGTTATATCGGAACCGTGTATGCCCTTATTTGTGATTACTTGGCGCAAGGCGCGCATATAGTTAACTATTGGTTCACTAGCTAAACTATTCTCAATGTTAGCGCTGTAGTCATGCTCAATGCGAATGAAGCGATTTAGCGTAGCCTTGTCTAATCTAGCACGTCCGTTATAGTCACTACTTGCACCGGCACCGGTAGTATTCGCGGTAACAATAACGCGGTGGTTATCGGTGCGCTTTTTGGTTTCACCGTCGGGAAATGTCAGTTCACCGGCTAAGTCAAAAATCGCCATGATAGTAACAAGGGCGCGAGGGCATGAAGCGTCAATCTCATCAATGCAAAGTATCCCGCCGTCACTATCTAACCACTTGCGTACGATGCTTGCAACATAGCCGCTAGGCAACAATGCACCCAGTACTTCAAACTTGCTTAAAATCGCGCCCATTGTAAATATGGGTAAATCTAGCCCTTTTGCTATTTGCGTCGCGGTTGTAGATTTACCGGCACCGGTGCGACCGTAAAAATACAAATCATTGCCTACTGATATATGGTTAAGCGCGTTCGTGTAACACTCATGCGTTACGCCAACAACATTACTAGATACCGCGCCGCTTGCCTTGGTCAAGGCTACTTCGACAACGGTTGGCGCTTTTGAGTGTTGACCTATCAATTCAAGTACTCTTTTTTCATCAAGCGGGGCAGTTTTGGCGCCTGCCATTTTAAGCAATAACTCAGATAGTAAATCGGCATCGGTTTTAGTAGTCGTTGGTGTTTGTTCCTTTATAGGGTTGTTTGTTGGTTCCGGCGTTGGTTCCGGCGTTGGTTCCGGCGTTGGTTCCGGCGTTGGTTCCGGCGTTGGTTCCGGCGTTGGTTCCGGCGTTGGTTCCGGTGTGCTGTTCAATTCTAATTGATAGCCGGTGAACTGTTCACGCGTCATTAGGTCAAAATTGTACGCAAGGTTAACCACTTCAGCATTGCTCATGCCGCGGGTTGGCTTGCTATGTTGAGTCATTAGCGCGGTCTTATATGCTTGGATTGTTGAGTTATTCATATTGTATTGGTCCTATATGGTGGTTATGGGGGCGCGTTTAAACACCCCCTGTAGTTTATGCGTGAAGTTGGTCTGCAATGGCGTTGCTAGTGTCGTTAGCGCAACACGGGCAAACGGCTTCGCCTTCAAAGGCTTGTAATAGTTGGGTGCGACTGGCGCGGTATGTGAACTTGCAGTAAGTGCATTCGACTTTGAGCATTCTAGCAGTTTGCTTTTTCTTGCCACTGTTAGCGGCATTCAGTGCTGAATGCGGTATCTCGCCAATTGCGTCCACTATATCAAGTAATTTTTCTTGTAGTGCATCGCCCGCGACGGTCGCGGTTAGCTTGCCCACTAAACCAACTTTTCGCGCTGTTCTTGCAAAAAAATTCTTATGCCCTGATTCGCAGTCGTCCGCGGCATGTATTAGCTCATGTAGTAGCACATCAAGAATGCGGGTTGAGCTGTTTTCTGTCGGTGTAATAAATATGTGAGAAGTGATAAGGTCTTCACTTGCCGCTTTTTTCCAGCATTCACCGATGCTGTTCTTACTTTTAGGATGCCCAATAGATACGACGTATTTAAGCGGCATCATACCACCGTCACCCTGTTTAACTATGGCAGGTAGTAGAATGCTAGTGGATAGAATGTTAGCGGCTTCGATAAGCCATTGTTCGCGGTTTGCTGTATTGGTTTCAATAGTCATTTGCTTAGTCCTGTGTGGTTTAAATGCGCGGTTTTGCGTCAAGTGGTAATAGTAACAGGGTATTGCATCTATATGCAACGTTTAAATGCAATATATATGCAGACTATGCGGTGGCTGATTGGGACCGTTTTGTTACTTTGTTTGGGACCGTTTTGTTACCTGCTAAGTGTCTGTTATATAAAGGCTAAAAACAAAAGGTAACAAAGGTAACAGTTTTATAAACTTATAGGATTGTATAAAAGTGATTTTTTCAGTGGGCTTATATGTTTTCGCTGAAAGTCTTTTAAATCCTGTTACTTTGTTACCTTTTGGGACCAGTAGCGATACAGCCCGCGCCCCGCCTGCATTCTTCAGGGTAACAAAACGGATTCATTCTGTTACCTTTCTAAACGGCGCTGTATGACATGGTAAGCGCATGTAACATGTATCTAGTACATATCCATAGATAGCAGGCGAAGTCTATAAATCAGGAATCGTTTAATTAATAAACAGTATGTTACATAGATATGAGTGATAGATATTGCATGGCGTTTAAACAGCTCGTTTACACACACACCACCATGCCGCGCCGTTTAAACGCATTTAATTTAATGTATTTTTTTTTTTTCATACCCCCCAAAAACTTTTTTGAAACGGAGGAACTTGTACCGGTCCCCATCCACAGCCATAAATTTCAGATTTTGTTTTATAGGCGTTATACATTTAGTTAATAAAATTTTTTGGACTTTTCCTAGATAGGTGTTATATTCTTTATATCCGGTTGCACCTACTAAGGAAACCAATGACACATAGTGTACCGACAGAACTGATGCTTAAAAAAGAAATGGAACTTTATCAAGATGATGATTTTGATTTGCCAGAGCTTGAAGACTCAGTTTATAACCCCGCTAACGACGAGTTTAAACGCACAGTTGTCGCGCTTCAGCGTAAAATACACAGCCTGTCCAATATTATGCGTCCTAGATATGCGATGATTGCCCGTCTTTCGTTAAGCCCGTACACTAATGTTGAAATTGGAATAAAGACGCGTTTTACCGCTTCCACAGTTGGTAAGGTGTTAAAAAATGAAGATGTGCAAACATTACGCCGCGCACTTATTCAACTAAGAAATTTATTATCTGGTGTTTCTGCTATTGAGCGTGAACAGATGCTATGGCGCATTGCGCTCAATAATGAAGAATTTAACCCTCGCACCGCCATCGCCGCAGTGAGTGAAATAAACTCCATGAAAATTGACCACGCCGCCGCCAAAGAAAAGTCTAAGCAGAACACGCTTATATCGCAACAACCCCAAGTTATTATTCAATTAGCAGACGCAAGGCTAGTGCCTACTAAGCTAGACGTATGAGTATATTCGACCATTTAGGTGATGATGCCGACGAGTTTGAAGAAGGTCAAAACCCAAACAAGCCTAAAAACGGCGCTATACAGCTAGATTATGAACCTCGAGACCAGTTTATTGACTTCCACCAGAGGAACGAACGGTTTGCGGCAATGGTCGTTCATAGACGAGCCGGTAAAACAGTTGCCGCAATACATGACATTGTTATAAAAGCGTTACGAACCACTAAAAAGAACCCGAGGTATGCGTATGTTGCTCCGTTTTATTCGCAAGCTAAGTCAATCGCATGGAACTATCTTAAAGACGCCGCGAGAGGGTTCGCCGTTGAAATGCGAGAATCGGAACTCTCCGTTAAATTACCCAATGGCGCTCTTATTCGTCTATTTGGTGCTGACAATCCTGACACTCTTAGGGGTTTGTATTTCGATGGGATTGTCTTGGACGAATTTGGAGACTTTCGCCCTAAATTGTATGGAGAAGTCATATTGCCAACCATTGCCGATAGGCAAGGTTGGTTACTAGCGATTGGAACGCCCAAGGGTAAGAACAACGCGTTTTATCAGATATGCCAACGTGCTAAATATAGCGAAGATTGGTATTTCAAAGAATTAAAAGCAAGTACGTCCGGTTTACTTCCTCAATCAGAACTTGATTTGATGAAGGCACAAATGTCAGCAGAACAGTATGAACAGGAATTTGAGATATCATTTAGCGCCGCGCTAATCGGTACCTACTACTCAACGCAGATAGCCAATGCAGAGAAAGAAGGTAGAATTAACGAAAAGTACGACTATGACCCAAACTTCCCCGTTTACACGGCTTCGGATTTAGGTATAACAGATTCTACGGTGTTTTGGTTTTGGCAACCTAGACCTGACGGCATTTGTGTATTCGATATGGAATATAATAGTGGGGAGCCGATACAGCATTACACCGATATGCTCAAGCACAAACCTTACGAATATGAAACTGTGTGGCTGCCGCATGATGCTAGAGCAAAAACGCTGCAAACAGGTAAATCCACAGTAGAGCTAGTTTTAAATGCAGGGCTACCCTGCCAGATTGTGCCAATGCTAAAAGTTCAGCATGGTATAGATGCGGTAAGGGCTACGTTCCCCAATATCTACATGCACCCTAGAGTAGAATATGGAATTGAAGCGCTTAGGGTATACCGTCGTAAATACGATGATGTGAACAAAGTATTTTTAAATAAACCACTGCATGATTGGGCGAGTGACTTTGCAGATGCGTTCCGGTATATGTGTTTAGTTGCTAACGCAAAAGACCCTACAGCGGTAAGCCAACAAGAACCTGTTGTAATACAGTCTAAAAAACATACACTAGGTGAACTTTTTGAACAAAACGAAGCAAGCGTATCCCGTGTTGCTTCACGAATGAGGATTTAGACTGATGAGCGAAGATTACGTAATACCAACGAGCGAAGATGAAGAAGCGCCGGACAACGAGTATAAACATGACGGCGCGTATTGGAGCGATGAAATAAAAGCCTCAGAAAAACGCTTAGAAAAATGGCACAAAACCGCTGATAGAATTGTAGACCGTTATAAAGCCGAAGAAGCTGAAGCGCAGGGGTCGTCTAATGACCGAATGCGTTTAAACTTGTTCTACTCAAACGTGCAAACGCTAGAGTCTATGTTATATGGGTCAGTACCAAAAATCGACGTTAGCCGCAGATACGCAGATGCTAACGACGACAAAAGCCGAGTAGCGGCAGAGATAATGCAACGTCTGTTAAATGAAGATGTTCAAGTTAACGGTAAAGAGATTGACAACGTGCTTAGGTCAGCATTGCAGGACAGATTACTAGCCGGACTAGGAACCGCTAAAGTTCGCTATACTTACCAGACCGAAACAGATGCAGACGGTAACGAGGTAGCTGTTAATGAAAAAGTGCCTATTGATTATTATTATTGGGGTGACATACTTTGGGGTTGGTCTAGGAATTTTGCTGACATTCCGTGGATAGGGTTTAGAAATTATTTAAGCAAAGAAGAAGCCGGTAAACGCTTTGGTGAAGATATTGCTAAGAATTTAGAGTATAACGTGAGAACTTCAAATGTTAGCGAAGACGCTACTGATGAAGACCAAAAATCTGAAAGCAAACAGTGTGAGATTTGGGAAATTTGGTGCATGGAAAAGCGCACGGTGTACTGGTACGACAAACACAGTAAAAAAGTGTTAGAAGAAAAGGAAGACCCACTTAAATTAAAAGGGTTCTATCCTTGCCCACCGTTTTTAATGGCTAACCCAACAACTAAGTTATATATGCCAACGCCAGATTTTAAAATGGCTGAAGACCAGTACAATGAAATTGATTTGCTACAAACACGCATTTCTATTTTAACTGAAGCGGTAAAAGCAGTCGGCGTTTACGATAAAAACGCAGATGGCGTACAGCGCATGTTCACTGAGGGGACTGATAACACGTTAATACCGGTAGACTCTTGGGCGGCGTTTTCTGAAAATGGAGGTTTACGCGGTGCAGTAGACTGGATGCCTATAGAAGCAGTTACCAATGCTATAGACCGTTTAACCGCCCTTAGAAATGATTCAATTGAATTGCTACAGCAAATTACCGGAATGGCAGACGTCATGCGCGGGCAGTTGCAAAATCAATATGAAGGTGTTGGGCAAACTAAACAAAAAGCTAAATTTGGGTCCGTACGAGTGCAAGCATTGCAACAACAGTTTGCTACTTTTGCCAGTGATATTATGCAGCTAAAAGCGGAAGTTATTAGCCGTTTCTTTTCACCTGAAACCATTATGCGCCAATCAAATATGATGGAAAGCTTTGATAAAGAAATGGTGCCTGAAGCAGTAAATTTAATAAAACAATTTGACCGAGCTAACCTATCTATTGTTATTAGACCAGAATCAGTAGCAATGATTGACTACAGTGAAATGCGCTCAGAACGTATGGGGTACCTTGAAGCCATATCTGGATTTATGACGGCAGTTACGCCTATTATTCAGCAACGTCCTGAATCTGAATCGTTCATGCTTCAGCTAATGCAGTGGGGTTTAGCAGGGTTTAAAGGTTCTCAGCAAATTGAATCTTTGTTAGACCGAACAATTGAAGCGTCTAAAAAAGAACAGGAGAATCCGAATCAAGAGCCTTCACCAGAACAACAGGCAGCGCAGGCAGCGCAACAAGCGCAACAAGCAGCAACGCAGGCAGAAATGCAGAAAATAAAGGCTAAAGCAGACGCAGATATGCAAGTGCGTCAACAAGACATGCAAGCGGATATACAAACAGCGCAGCGCCAACACATGTATAAAATGCAGGAAATTGAAGCTAATGCGTTAGCTAAACAGATGGAATCGCAAGGTAAGCATCAGCAACGTATGACCGAACAAGTTAATGACGCCGAAGCTAACATTTCACAAAGCAACGCGGCGGCTGAAGCTGACTTAATCAAAACCGACTATAAGACCGAATCTAAGCTGCGGGAGTTAGTTACCAAGGCAGAGTTAGAAGCGGAGCTTAAACAACAAGAAAGAAGGGATGCAAAAAATGACGATGAAAACTAAACCAAGCACAAAGCAATTTAACAGCAACTTTGAAAAAATATTTGGGTCTGAAGAAGAACGCCAAAAAAAGCGGGAAGGTGAAAAAATAGAAGCTGAAAAAAATTGGCGTTATTGGCAAACAGCTAGCGCCGAAACTAGCAACAAGTCAGCTAGTGTTCAGAAAAACTTGAAGGAGTTTAAATCTCCTATTGACGGTTCTATTATTTCTTGCCATTCACAATTGCGCGACCACAACAAAAAACATGGCGTAACGGACATACGCGACTACGAAAATCAGCATTTTGAAACTCGAGGTAAAGAAATGTACAAAGAAAAAATAGGGGATAACCCGCAAGCAAAAAAAGAAAGACAGCAGTTAATCGAACACAACTTATATAAATATGGGGTATTAAAATGAATGAAGATAAATTAGAAAAAGAAATCCAAGCAAAAGGTTTAACCTTTCCGCGTTTAACGCCAAAAATAATTAACGAGTGCATAGCATCGAATCAGTTCCATGTGTTTAAAGACTCATGTTTAACGGTTTGTTGTCTAACTCTTTCTAACGGTTACACAGTAACAGGGGAAAGCGCGTGCGCTAGCCCTGAAAATTTTAACGCTGAAATTGGCGAAAAAATAGCTTTTGATAATGCAAGAGCTAAAATATGGGCGCTTGAAGGTTATTTACTAAAGCAAAAACTAAGTGAAAACGGGTATTAAAATGAATAAAACACAAGCAGTAACACAACCAACAACCGGTTCAGGGGATACGACAAAAGCAGAACAAATACTGGACACCATAGAAAACTTAAACTGGACTTACTTAAGGTTAAGCAGGTTGCTTGACAAAATAATAGGTCAGGATGCTGTCGACGGGAGCTGCGAAAAAACCCCAAGGGCGGAACCTAGTTTGCAACATTTATTAATTAATGGCGCAGATTTAATTAATGATAAAATGGAAATTATAAACGCTAGAATTACCGACCTCGAGTCAATTCTTACTACGTAAATATTAACGCAACATTTGGTCAGGAGTACTAAAAATGAGCGAACTTAGAGCAGCGCTAGAGCAGGCAATGTCAGGCGGCGACGATGAGGGCAAGGAAAACATAGAATCTGTAATAGCCCCGCCTGAAAATTTAAACGTAGAATCTTCAGAAATAAAGCCTGCGGAAACGGATTCGTTAGAATCAAAAGATTTTAACAAACCTAACGAAGATGAAAACGAGTCGAAAAATAAAGAAGGGGCTGAAGCGTATAAAAATTCTAGCGACCCAAACCACGAAAAGAAAGAAGACCCAAGCAGTAAAGTCGAAAAGCCACCCGTAGGTTGGACGCCAGAAAGTAGGGAACACTGGACAAAATTGCCAGATAATGTTCGTAAGCAGATTAGCAAGCGAGAAGTAGAAGTCAACAAACTTTTGCAAGATACTTCCAATGCGAGACGTTTACACCATGAGTTTAATAGGACCGTAGAGCCTTACAAAGCTTTAATGGCGTCCCAAGGTGTAAACAACCCGCTAGAAGCGGTAAACGGTTTGCTAGAAACAGCCGCCGCTTTGTCAATGGGAAATCAAACTCAAAAAGCACAGCGGTTAGCAGGGCTTATTAAACATTACGGCATAGATATT